GGCCTGCTTGGCGAGTCCGATGTTCTTGTCGAATTCATTTCCCCATTCCTTTTGAAGTGTGCCGACCGCATCGGTGCGTTGCTTTTCAAAGGTGGATTGCAGCGCCTCCAGCTTGACCTTCTCGTAATGCGCGAACTGGTTGGCGAGCGCCTTCATCGCGCCTGGTGGCACATTGTGCTTGTGCGCGATCTCGGCAAATGGCTTCGCGAAATCGTCGTTCCATGTCATGCCTTCCGGCAGCGCGTCCGGTGCGAATTTGTAGTCGTCGAGCGTGTCGGGAACGCCGAGCGCCTTGCGGAAGGCGGCGACCTCCTCGGGCGAGGATTTCTCGCTGGGAACTCCGAGTTTTTTTCCGATAAGCGCATTCGCGTTCGCGAGCGCCTTGGCCATGTCGGGAACGCTTTTGTATTTGGCGAGCGTGTCCTTGTAGTCCTTGGCGTCCTCGGGCAGGGCATCGAGCCACTTGTCCGCGAAGGTGCCGTCCGGGTTGACATAACCGGTCGAGGGTTGCGTGTTGGTTTCCGCAGCGGGCTGCGACGATGCCGACGAATCGGCGTTGGTGCTATCGGCTCCCGTATCGAGCAGGGACTGCTCGGAGGAGGTATCGATGGTGTCTTCCATAAATGGTATCAGTCAAAACAGCGTCACTCGACCGGCGCGTTGACGATGGTTCCGTCCTCGGTGACAAAGCCGAGGTGGGTCGTGCGGGTCGCGTATTGCGCCTTGAATTGGTCGGGGTGGTAGTCGCGGAGCCACTCCACAAAGGCGTGGGTCTTGTCGCCGAGCATTGGATCGATCTCGGGCTGCGGCGGGATGGTTTTGGTTTTGCTCATTTTTTGATTTTGCGTTTGGGTTCCTCGATGTTGCCGTCGGCGATCACCGGCCTGCGGAGCATCGCTTCGATGTGGAGAATAACTCCGCGCTGACCGTCGCGGAGCGCAGCGACCACGGGGTTGTAGTCGTAGCCGGGGAGGAAAACTTGGGACTCGGTGGCGAACTGGTGCTTCATGTCCGCAATGACCGTTTGGCCGTCCTTGCTGCTGAAAATCCGCTGATACGCGCTGATGGTTTTCTGACGCTCGCGTTCGCGTTTGAGCGCCTCGGCCTTGTCGATGGGTGCCATCATGCCGCTGCCATTCCGGGGAGCATTCCCGCGAGAACGGAATCCTGCTTCACGGCCCCGGCTTTGCCGAGGGCGCTGGCGGTGCGCTCCAGTTGCTCGGCCTGCATTTGGGCCTGCGCGGCCTGCGCCCGGTCGGCTCGCATTTGCGCGACCATTTCTTCGTCCATGAGCCAGCGGGCGGGCAATCCGTCGTTGCGGGCCATGTCGCGGGTGATCTCGTCGAAGTCGAAGTTGTCGAGCATCTCGGGCTTGATGTTCGCGTAAGGCAGGAGCATCTCGCTGGAGCGGATGAACGCCATGTTTTCAAGTTGCTTCACCGCGAGCGCGATCCGGCTGTTGTAGGACACATCGGGTTCGGGAATGAACCCGCTCATCGCGAGTTCCTGCGGCGGTGGCGGGAATTTCCCTTGGCGGGCGAGAATCGCAAAGACCCGGCGCAGGAGCGGATTGAAAAGCTCGGTCGTCATCCGCGAAAAGGTCGGCGAGAACTGGATCAATTTTTCGGCGCTTCGCTCGGCGACCTCGCGGGCGGTCATCTGCTTTTCGAGTTGCGCGAACATCTTGAAAAGATCGACATGGAACGCCTCATTGATCGCGTTGCGTTTCCACTCGGCGCGGGCGATGCCGATGTCGTAGCGACCCGTCGTGTTCCACTCCTTGGGAGTCGCCGAAGGATTGTTGGGATCGAAATAGGTCACACCCCCGGCGCGGAGATCGATGTCCCCATCGAACCCGGCTGGGATGAGGATGCGCGGGAACGCGGCGAGTTCCGCGAGGCTGTCGAGTTGCTTTTCGAGAAAGTTGAGTTGCTTCGCCTCCGGGAGCGCCATCCAGCTTGGGGAATAGCCATAGACCTCGCAGTTTTTCCATTTGAGGTAGCGGGTCACAAAAAACGGTTGCTCGTCGTAGCCGGTCGAGGCCAAGACTTCCTTGCTCGCCTTGTCCACATAGACCGAGGCATAGGGTTTGTTCGCGCCGTCCCGCTTGCCCTGCTGGATTTCACCGGGGCCGCGAGGGTAGATCATGTGGACGCAGGTGAATTTCCGGTGGCTTGTCTCCTTCTGGAGTTCGACCTTCATCGCCTCGGGCAATTTCTCCTCGCCGAATTTGAGCGCGGCCTGCCGTGCGGTCATTTCGTATTCGCGGGAAAGTGTGTCCACATAGCCCTCGTCGTTCTCCGAGATCGCAAAGGTGCCAACATCGAGCTTGGTGAAGTTGAGCGCCGAGTTGCGTCCCGCTTCGACCAGGATCGCGGCGGTGCCGTAGCATCCCCGGTCGAGATAAAGTTCGTGGATTTCGGTGTAGAAATTCGACCGCGAGAGTTCGGCCTGCACGACCTCGGTGCAACGCTTGAACCATTGCTCGATTGAATCCTCGCTCTCCATCTCCTTGGGCGGATCCATGGAGAACCAGCGGCTCTCCATTGGCGTCATCCACGCGAGTTGACCGTTCGCAAGGATCATATTCGCCCGCACGGCGGTGGCGTCGAACAGCGCCGTCTCATCAGCCATGTCCGGCTGCGAGGAGGCCGAGAAGACCCCGGCCTTGCGCGGCATCACAAACTTGGCGATCTCCTCCCAGAGGCTTTCCCATGTCGCCCGTGCCGCGACCATTTCAGCGTGTTTCCGCAGAATCTTCCCGGCGAGTTCGGTCTTCATTTGGTATCAGTCAAAACAGGTCAGCCAAGTGTGGAGGAATCACCTGCCCCTTGATCGGATTCCCCGGCGAGGATCGAACGGCGCATTCCACGGCGTTGAGCCGCTTGCCGTCTCATGTCCCCCTCGGCATCACCTTGCACGACTTGCGCTCCGGGCGCGGGTTTGTTGAGTTCCATCTGGCGGAGCGCCTCGGCTTGCTGGCGTTTCTGTTCCTCAAACTGCTGGCGTTGCATTTCCATCTGGCGTTGCTGCGCCGCCGCTTGATCTACCGCCGCCTGCTGCATCTGGTTCTGTTGCTGCTGGGCCTGCTGCTGCTCTTGCTTGCTTGGGCCTCTCTTCCCTCCCCCAAACCACGCTAGGCAGGGTGAGAGGATGGGGTTTTCGGAATGGTCAGTAAGTCGCATCGCTTATGGAGTTTTGAGGTTGAATAAACTCGGAGCGGGCGGTCTCGCCGACTCCATGCGATGAAGGGAAGAGGATAGGGGGCAAAGTTGCAAGGGTTATTTTGACTGATACCACAATATATAGTGATCAGCCAGCAGTTCTGACACAACCTGTGGTATGTGTGCGCGGCATCGCGCCAGCGTTCGTCGGGGTCGTGGATGTCCACCGGGCGAGCCAACATGAAGAAGTCCTCGGTGTTGATGACGACGCCATTCCATGCGGTGAGTTCGACCTCCTCGGCGAAGGATCGCGGCTGCGGATACCGCCGGTAGAGATTGAGGATTTGGAGTTCGATTTGGCGATTCATTGTCAAGGGGACTTATCAAACGGTTCTTGGGTTCCCCTATCGCCTCACCCGCGAGAATCCGCCTCGGAATCCCGCCATGACTTTGACCGGGTTGCCGGATGTCGGCTTGCGGGCAATCGCGCTGCGGTCGATCACCATGCCTCTGGAGATCGCTTGATGAGAAAGCGAGAACGCATCGGAGTAATGGCTCGCCCAATCATGCACCGGCACATCCTTGATCGTGACCCCATCGCGCTCCTCTTTGGAATGGTAGGCATCGAGCGCATCAAGACCATCGACGCACCCGGCCTCGGCAAAATGGATTCGCGGAAACGCATCGTTGGCCAAATTGATCCCATCCCACACGCTCAATTGCCGTGGCACCGGCACCACGCCGGTCAACCCGGCGGTCGCGAGCGCCCCTTGCCAGAGTCCGCCATTTTCCGTGGAGGCATCGTGCGGGAGGAAATGCGAACCATACGCATACTGCTTGGCCTTGAGCCTCGCAGCCCAATCCGCCGGGGTCTTGCATTCATCGTCGCCGGAAAGCGCCTCCAGATAGTTGATGCGGTCGCCGACCATCTGCCAAATCCAGACCTTTTGATTCAGCGGAGCGCCCACATCCCAGCTTGTGTAGGTCGGGAGTTCTTTGAACCACAGCACATCGTTCGTGACCCGCTTCTCGGCTCGGGCCTTTTCCAGACTGCGAACATAGATCGCGCCCGGGCGACCGATGTTGAAGCTGCACTCGTATTCCTGTTGGTAGGCATTTTCCGTGGTGCCACGCCGGATGTCGGTGAGTTCCTCTTCGGGAATGATGTTCGACTCGCTCGCCTTGAGCATGAGCGTGAACCATTCGTTGTCCGCACACGCTTTGTTCCACATCTTCCAGAAAATGTTTCGCCCTTTCGGCGTTCCCACCCATGTCGCCCAGCCTTGGTAGTCGGTGAGCGTGGGCCGGATGACATTGTCCCATGCCGCTGGGTCGAGGTCGGCGGCCTCGTCCATCACGACCCCATCGAGGTAGATGCCGCGCAGGCGCTCGTAGGCTTCGCCCGAGTAAAGCCGGATCGTGGCCTCGTTGTGGAAGGTGATCGCGAGATCGGCCTTGTTGATCACCACCCCGGGGATTTGGCTAGTGAATTGGACAAGATATTTCCAAGCGATGTCTTTCGCCTGCTCGCGGGTCGGAGCCACATAGGCGTAGCGGAGGGGCGGTCCGCTGCGCTTGTGCGAGAGCGCCT